GTCAAGCAACGTAGGGTCAAACTGATTTAATAAAACTTCCATTGGTTGGTGGCTAAAATCAATACCTGTGTGGCTCATTAAATTAGATAGCCCAAATATCTTATCAGGGTCAACACCCTTCATCTTGGACGCTTCTACTATTCGGTTGCCATAACGATTAGCGACGTTAGGGAGTGATGCAAAAGCCTCGTTCCACCTTGTGTAATCAATTCCACCTTGCGTTGGTACTTCCCTTATTAAAGGCTCTACACCAACCTCTTGAATAAGCTTTCCTGCTCCTGACCTATCTACCGTTAATGGAACACCTACTCCACCAAGCATATCTTCGTATGTGATTATCTTCTTAGGAACTAAAGGCATATTGGGGTTGTCAACTGACTTGATACCCATCTCGCTAATCGGTCTAACAAGTTTCTTACCACCCCCAATTGGATGATACAAGCCCCTCGCAGTGTTTTCTGCTTTACTTGCTTTCTTAGCCTGCTTGACCGCTTGCTTGATAACTTCTCCACCGCCTGCCTTCTTCTGAATCATTGCACCTGCTTTACCAAGGTTTAGTTTGTTGATGTCAAAATCATCGCCAAGCATGTATCTGAGGTAGTCAATCAACTCGTTCTTTTCAAAGCCCTTTTGGTATGTTTCACGGCTTGTAATCATTGACATTGGCTCAGGACCTTTTTCACCTTGAGTCTTCATTACATCAGCACCACGAGTAGTAATAATCCCATGTGACTTAGGGCGCATTACTCTACCCATATCTAATACCATCTCGTCCCTTACTTCCCTTGGGACAACATTCAGCACATTGAGGTTGGTTAGCTTGCCATAAGCCTCATCAGGGATGTCTTCAGGGTTTGTAAAGGTTGGTTTCCAATCCTGTGGATATGGCTCGTAAGTATCTGCTTTCAGTATCTTTGCGCCTTCGCCTAAGCCTGCTCCGTAATCGATTCCCCTACCCTTGGCTTTGTTTAACTCGAAGAGCATTCTAGCCTTTTCGTAAGTAGGTAGTGTGCCAATGATTTGTGTGAGTCTTGCGTTCTCAGGTGGCGGTAAGTTCTTAGCTTGCTTTATAGCTTGCTTAATCGCCTCTGCTCCACCTTTAGCCATATGTATTGCTCCGCCTCTTGCTTTATTTATATCATCTTCACCAAGGTCATAAGTTCCTTGATTACCTATGGCGGATTTAATCCTATTTGGGTCGTAGACACCAAGGTTCTTAGTACCACGTTCACGAGTATAAAACGAATCAAAGCCTAAGTCTTTTAACACATCTTGGAATTTTGGGTTTTCAATACGCATCCAATTGTTATCATCTGTCGGCAATTCATCAACTCGTTTATCAAACGTGTCTATGTCCGCATCTCTATCGGATTTCAACATGTTTGGGTCATAAAACTCCGACTCAGGGTTGTGGAACATATCACGGTATGTATCTTTGACCTTCTGCAAATGATAAGAGTTCTCAAAGTCGAATGGATTTTCTGCCTGTACATAGACAGGATATGTTGTTGGTGCTTCATCTTTATCGGTATATCCCATAACAGAGAAGTTTTTAGTAAAGTCAGGCTCTGAAGATACAAAAACTGCATCACGTTCATCAGCATAATGGTCACTCATGCCCATCTCGTCTGCCATGTCTTTTCTAGTTCTAAAGCTTTCTATGTTTGGCTGTTTAGTGCCATGATACATCCTGCGCTTTTCTACTGATGGGGCAAGAAACTTTTGCAGGTTGGCTTCTCGTTGAGCCTGTGGCAACACATTCTGTGTAGCTTTTTTAGCCATCTTTAAAGCCATCTTAATAGTATCTCCACCGCCTGCCATATGCACCTCTCCACCTTTTGCTTTAGTAATATCAGGGTCATTAGGGTCGAATGTACCCTGATTACCTATAGCTGTCTTTACTTGACTAGGGTCATACACTCCAAGGTTTTTTACATTCTCTTCATTAACATAAAAACTATCGTACCCTAATTTTTTTATAGCATCTTGCACAAGTGTGTTTTCAATCAAACCCCAATTGCCTGATTGAGTTCCAAACTTATCACCCATATCTAAATAATACTTAAACTCGTTTTTTAACTTTTCTGCTTGCTCAGGGTCAGACTTAGAAATTTCGTAGATTACTTTTTGTATATCATCAGTGTTTTCGTAATCAAACGGATTGGTTGCGTTGACATGTAATGGATATATAGTCTGATTCTGATTTGTTGCAATTCTAGGGCTTGTACTTCCAACAGGGAACTTTTCTGCGAATCTTACGGTTGGAGAAACAAAGATTGGCTCGCCTTGTAGTTGAAAGTGTGGTGTTGCACCACGGTACATCTTTTCCTTAACCTTGCTATTCTCTAAGAACTTATTCAGGTTAGCCTGTCGCTCATTGCCTGTAACAATATTGCGTGGCAGTTTTTTAGCCATCTGTATAGCCATACTAATAGCGTCACCGCCACCTGCCATGTGTACTGCCCCTCCATGGGCTTTAGTAATATCAGGCTCGTTTGGGTCAAACGTACCTTGGTTGCCTATTGCGGACTTAACATTGCTTGGGTCAAAGACTTGCAATGACTTTATGTCGTTGTCATATAAATCCATGTCAGGAATCAATGCACTGTCAAAGCCACGCTTTTTTAGCTCTTCTATAACCAAAGGAGCATTTTGAAATTGGTTTTCTGTCAGCCACTCATAGGTGGTTGGGTCATCATATGAATCATCAGGCTTTAAGAACCCAAGGTTACGAACAGCCTCTTCGACATCTCTTACACCTGCAGGGTTGGTTGCTCTAACATTGGCAGGCATGACATTGGGACTATCTCCTCTACCACCTCTATCAGGGGCGTATTCCGCATAGGAATTAGCATGATTAGGGTTAAATGCAAAGAATTGGTTAGGCTTTAGCTCGTTGATGTCATGACCTGTGCCATGGTATACACGCTGTTTAATCTTCGAGCCTTCTAAGAATTTGTTTAGATTCTCTTGGCGTTGGTCGCCTTCAATGACATCAGGATTACCGTGTCTACGGATAAACTCCTTCATAACAACCTCATCTGCTACAGGGATAATTGGCGTAGTAGGTTCTACATACCGCTTTATCTCTGCATCACGAGCCCTCTCACCGCTTAATTCTTTTCGAATGTTTAGCATCTTGCGGTCTTTTGCAATCTGCAACATCGCTTTCATTCGAGCAGGTGATGGAATAGGCATGGTTACCCCATAGTTGTTTTAAACATTATAGACATAAATCTTTACATTGCATAGGGATTTACTCTTCTTGGTCTAGTTTCATCCACATACATATCCGAATTGTCTACAATCGAATCCACCGTCAGGAATCCCATGTCTCGCAATAATCTCAATCCCTGTGTCAAAGCGTCTACATAGTCATCGTTCCTTACCTCAGGGAAAGCGCATACCTGATTCAAGAATGGCTCTACCCAATCCCTTGCCTGATTCTCGTTTACGCTTGACTCAGGTAAGTACATGAGCCCTTTAGCGATGATAGGACTCACGATATTTAGCCTTGCTGTTTTGTCAGCACGACCTGGGTTGTAAGCCCTCACATTCAATCCTGCCCTTTGTAGGTCTTGTATTAGGCTTATCCCTGCCGACTTATCCTCTATCAGTATTTGGTCAACTTTCTTACCGTTGCCAAACTCGTCAGGGTCACCGTAGATTGACGTAGCCTCATCTATTACCCTTGGGCGTAAGTCAGGGTATTGCATTCTCTCTGACCAACAGTCTACCAACATGACTGACAAGGGTTTGTCAGGGGAGGGCTTAAACACGCCTAGGACAACGCAAGCGGTTGGGTCATTGACCGTCTTATCACTCGTAGCGCAATCGTAACTCTGTAGCACGAATTGGAACTGTGGCAGGGGTTTATCAGCCTTCCATAGCCTGAACATGTCCCTCTTGATGATACCGCCCTCTTCAGGGTCGATAATCTCAGCATAGAGCTCTTGCCGACCAATCGATGTACCCTCGTACTGCAATATCTGCTGTTTGAAGGTTGGGGCTAGGTTGACTAGGTTGTCATAGGTAGACGCTCTTGTAACGAAGACATCCTCTCCATCCCTGTTTACCAAGTCAATAATCAGTGGCTTAGGCTTTGGGGTAGTCGTACAGATAAGGATAGGTCTATCCCCAAGACGCATGCCAAACTGAATCATATCCCACGCTTCGTCCAAGTAATCCCACGCTGCCAACTCATCAAGCCAACCTCCGTGGAACTGAGGACCTCGAAACCTATCAGGCTCACTTGCAGGAATACCCTTGATAATGCTCCCATTGGTCAGGGTTAACTCGTTATCGGATACGGTATGCTTTTCTATAATCTGCCTTGGCATGATGTTCAGTAGCCCTGATTCACCCATAAAGCACACATCCTTGACATCAGAATAAGTTGGAGCAGATACGAGCCACCGAGTCTTTGGGTTCTCCCATGCTAGTCTCCATAAGCATTCACCTGCAGTACGAGTCTTACCTGCTCCCCTACCTGCTAGGAATAGCCATATGTTCCACCAATCACCGTCAGGCATCTTTTGGTAGGCATGCCTAGTTAGCTCCCACTTACTCTTCTTAATGAGAACTTCGGCTGATACTTTATCTAACTTAGGTATTATTTGAGCCAAGCTTTGCTTGAGCATCTCCGCCTGTTTAGGCGATACCATGAGCCTTCTCTATCATACGCACAGCGTCTATCAACTTAAAGATGTTCGCACTATCGTGCAATGTAGCCACTTTAACGTCGAATAGCGACGCTATCTCATCTTCGGTGAGGGGTAGCCTACGTTGCATAGGCTTGTGCTCTGTATCGTCATAGCGCACACGACGGTCTTCCTCAGCATGTACCTCACTCCAAGTCATAGCCTTATAGTTCATTTATCTACCACCTTTTGCAAAGTTTTAATAAAGTCTTCCATAGCAATGTTCACATGGTCAACTTCCATCCCACCTGAAATCTCTACCTTTTGCCTATCAGAGTACGTAGCAGGGAAACGAGCTGCCATGATTTTGCCCCATAATCCTGCATTAATCCTAGCAGAATCCTTATGTTCTATAACGTATGTTTGAGCCTGTTCTTCCCACCAACACTGTGAATATCTATGTGCATCGGTTAAGGCATTGCAAAAATCAGGGAATTCATCACGCCATCTAGTGAGTGTAGAGTAATGTACGCCTAGCTGAAAGGACATCTGTTCTAATGATTTGCCGAGTTTTCCTAACTCGATGACCTTATCGCAATAGGAAGGGTCATAGGATGAAGGACGACCTCTAGGATTGCCTGTTTTTTTACTAGCCACAAACTTTACTCCAAAGTTATTGTTTGACCTAGTATATAACATAAAAGGGGCTTTTAGTAGCCCCCTTGTTATTTAGAAACTGTAATCGTAGTATTCTTCTCTGCGCCCCACGGTTAATCCTGTTCCGTGACCTAACTTGTTATATCGATTTGTTTCTTCGTTCCATACATATTGACGGTAACGACCTGTCTTGTCTTTTTTATAGAAATACTTGTGTCCGTCAGGATTTGTAGTGTACTCATACTCTTGGCTCTCTGACATACCGTTCTTATCCACTCGTTTAGTAGTGTCTTGTGTCACGGTTAGCATTTCCTTGCTATCAATTGCAATAATTGTGCAAGCGTTGCGGTCTGACCATAGTAACTGTGTACATCCCATGCCAACTTTCGGCTCAGGACTTCCTGAATTACCGTAAACGTAGTTCGCTAAAGAACCTGTATCTTTTCCTAATATCATTATACCACCTCCTGCACAGGCTTTAAGTACCAAGCCATTGATTCATAGCGCATTTCTACATCACGAGAAGATTCTAGAACCGCAATGACTTTCGATACAATCTTGCGTGTCTTTAGTTCTTTGTTAGCCTGAATTAGGGTAGGCATCTTTGCGAAGTCACCTAAAAATATTTCAGATGAACCATGTTTATTTAAAGCTACGAATGCATAAGTCTTCATTTTACTCTCCTAAAAAACCCTATTGGGTGGTTACCATGCTAAAAAATTTGATTCACTTTTTTCAAATGCATCCATTGAACTTTCTTTTGCTTGCTCGATTGAAATGCCCTTTTCGAGAAATGGCGAGTAATCAATCTTAGCCCAAGTCCACTCTTTACCATCATTTGTATTTGCTAAATAACGAATTTCGAACACTGTTGTCATTTGTTTCTCCTAAAAACCGTCCGATACGGTATGTATAAACTTTAATCTTTATTATCCATTTGTGCAAGAACTATTTTCTAGGTGTTTTCCCTAGTGTTGTTTTATGCCACCACCTGATTAATTTACGCCTACCGTAACTCATTAAAGCCTTATGGAAATGATAGCGATTGAATATACCCCTCATAAATCGATTAGAACGCCTTTGAGATGCTATACGAGTACGGTTGCGCCTTGGCTTTAACTCACGCAATATCATTTCATTAGCCTTAATTTAAGAGCGTCTAGGACATCTTGGCGGTATTGTGGTGGGACTTTAGCCTCGACTATTGCCCAACTGATAAAGGTTACTTGTCGCCATGCTTCATCCCATATTGCTTTTGGGTCAGAAAGCATCTCTTCTTCTGCATTTGCTACTTTTAACAGCTTTACCCAATCTTCGTAAGCTTTTTCCCATTCTTCTTTCTGAAAACCTATCAGCATTTTTCTTGTGCCTTTCTTAATATTGCTCTTGCAAATGTATAAATATCACAATTTTTAGGTGCTAAATGTTCTTTACAAATGGTTGCAATTTCTTCATCGGTTAGTTCTTTTGCTGACGAACAACAACATTGACTAGGTATTCTGTGGCATTTGCTACAAAAAATATTTTGGTTCATTTCTCACTCGCTTTCTTAGTTAGATTGTTTCTTGATTACTTGAATACCCATCAAAGTTTCGGTGTCCATGTTCCGTGCTATTTCTATTAGTTCTTCGGCAATCTCTAAGGCAATGCCTTCGCCCCAAACTCGTACAAATGTATGTGTCTTGTCCACTTGGATTTCGATGGTTGCAGTAATCATTTCTCCCTCGCCTTCATCATAATGTCAGCCAGCTTGTAGGATGTTTTAAATGTTTCTAACGCATCGAACTGCTCATCTTTTATTAAATTAATTTGTGACTGTGCAAAGTGGATGGCAAAGTAATCTCTTAAATCCATGCCAATTTGACCATAATTTCTTTCATTTGATAATGGAAATGCTTTCATCTATCGCTCCTCATTGATTGTTTCGCTTCTTCACACAACTTTGCGTAATCTTTGGGCACATCAGGATGCCAACCACCAAGCAGTAGTTCGCAGTTCAGTTTATAAACTTCCTCCCTGCGACTTACTTCGGTCATATAAATAATGAGCCCACAGAATACAATCCACATTCCTACACAAGTAAAATGTATTGTCTTCACAACAAATCCTCCTTTTTGTATCTCCATTTAATGTGATACCTTAGCTTTCTAAGTGCTTTATTTTCAATCTCACTAATCCTATTTCGAGACAAACCTAAAGCGTTTGCAACTTCTTCTTGAGACATGTGCCCCTCGTTGTTCTGAGGGAGTTTTTCTTTTTTAGAAGGGGGCATCTTCTACCTTTATGATTTTTGGTGGTGATGGAACACGCTTAATCACGAACGACTTATCGCCACTTACAAAGTGCTCAGCCTCTTCCCTTGTAGGAAACCAACGCAACGGACCTACCATGTCGTAGACAACATATCTTGCTTTGATTAAACATGGAATATTAAAGTTTTTCATTTTAAGTGCCTTTCAAGGGGCTATGCCCCTGTTGGTTAGTCTGCTCGTGAGCCCATGTAGCAATCAATGCCATGCTTTTGCAATACATCAGCAAATGCTTTAGAGCCAACTTCCTTGATGTCCATTGACTGTGTGTCACTACCTGTTGGATTCCAAATGTACCAACCTTTGCTCCAATGCTTTGAGCCTAAACCAATTTTCTTGCACCAATTAACAAATTTGCTACGTCCGTTAGGGATTGTTACCCAAGCAAAGCCACAGTACATTGGCTCGCCATGCTTTTCAAAGAAATCTTTCTCGGCTTGCATAGCCGATTTCATAGCCTCTTCGTAGATTGCACGGAAGGGTGAATTGAGTAATTCAAAGTTTGGTTGTTTCATTTTTGTTTCTCCTAAAAAACAGCAACATTGCTGTAGTAATGATTTGAACATAGATTATCCACTTGTGCAATCTTTTTTTATAGGTACTTTCCCTAATATGGGTTTTTTTCTACAGTGAGCCATCCACGTTCAAATAACTCAGCAATTGTCTTCTCGTGAGCCTGCTCCCATAACTCTTTACGCTCTTCTTTAGACAACTTATTGCCTTGGTCAATGTCGTGGTGACAGCTAAAACACATTGCACTGATAGCCCAATCGTGTGCTTTCATGCCCCTACCCTTGCCATGCCGTAACTGATTTGAATGGCAGGCTTGCGTTGAACCCTCTAGCCCACAAAGCATGCAAGGCAGAGTGCATACAGCTCGCAGTAACTTTTCATTCCTGTACATTATTGGCTTAACCTAATTTCGTTACGAGCAGACGCTTCTAATGAACGCCACGCCTCTAGTTTAGACTCCGCGGCTAAGATTAGTAAACGTAATGTTTCATATTCAGCAATAGCATCACCTGTTTTTTTAACGTGGTCTTTTAAATCTTCATGGGCATAGGCGTATGTTTCCTTAGCTGACTCTGACTTGGCATCTATTGCTTGCATCATCAGCTTGGCTTTCACTGTCTTACGCATTTCTGTCATCACATATACGCAAGCTTTCAATGACCCTGCCAATTCAGCATTGTCACGCAAAAAGTCCATCGCCTCATACGGATTAATGTTTTCAGGCGTTGTTGAAGGGTATTTTTTCTTTATCATCGATTTCCTCTATTTTTAATTTAATCATTCCACCAATTTCGTCTGCCCAATAAATCCTAAAGTCGTGTATTTGTGAGTCGTCATCCCAAAACTTAGCGAATGTAAATCCATCAAATACCGCTTTAGGTAAGTTATCAAGGTCACGGATTCGTTTATCAGGTCTATAAGCCTTTATTTCTACTTTTAAGGGCTTAGTAAGTCGAACGGTGGGAAAGTTCAACAGAACCTCTCTCAAGACCTCAGCACGGTATGCTCGACCCTTTTCAG